CTTCCTCCAGTTCCTCTTGCAGCAAGGCCAAGGCCCGCCATGCGAGCTTCGCCGTGTGCCGCGTCCCATCAGTGTCGATGGTGCCGCGTTCGATCAGGTGCCGCTCGATGCAATCAGCGTGATCGGCGGACTTTTCCCGAGCCCAATGCATCGGCTCGCCGGGGTTGTGCTGCTGATTCCCGACGTAGCTGACGAAGGCAACCTCAGCGATCGCGTTCGGGAAGTAGTCCAGCACGCCGCGGGCAATCGGTCGCTCCTTGCGAGCCTGCTTATCCGTGGGAAGTGGTACGCGAACAGTGGTCTCCGGCATTGCTGCCCTCCAGTTAGGAATGAATTCTGCGGAACGCCACGCGGCGATGTCCGCCCATCTTCTTCGCCCATACGATCTCGACCCCGTACAGCGTCTTGAGTGTAGGGGCCAGTCGATCGAGACAGTTAGTTAGCCCACGAGTTGTTTTGGGCCAGTCTCGCCGCAACGTCTGCGATCCACCGGCCCGGTTCAGTCGGTCGAACAGATCGCCCACGGTGCCGGTCCACTCTTGATTGCTCTCAATGATGGACAGGATCGCCGGGCCGATTGCGTTAGATTCGACAACGCCTTCCTGAGCGAGACGCTGATTGTCGGCGAACGCCTTCAGGTAAGTGCCGTCCTCCCACCCCATCGCCCGCTCAATGGCAACAGCCCAGCGGGTATAGTCCACGAGACGCGGGGAGGAGTGGAGGGAGACTTCAGGGAGACGCTTCATCGCCGCTGCAACCAGCGACAGACAGCCGCCCAGCACGCGGGGACGCAGCCGCTCGAAGTCTTCGCGAAGGCTCGCCTCTGATCTCCGCTGATGCGGCTCCAGGGGCGGGAGGGCCAGCACGATAGCGCGATCCAACAGGTCGCCGCGATCCGCGACTTCCTCGATTCCGTTCAGGATGATCTGCCGCCGCACATGGATCAGTGTCTCGTCAGTGTTGCTGTACAGGGTGCGGGTGCCGAAGCCGGTGCCACTGGCGATGCGGCAGAACGCATCACTGAGCCACGTGTCGAGATGGGAGATGTTGTCGAAGACGAGCACCGCCGAGTTCGACGCGGCAATCAGGAGATCACGTTCATCGGACGGGAGCGTGCGAAGCCCCGCCTTGTTCGGGTCGATCAACTGCCGCAGCACGTCGCAGGTGAAGCTCTTGCCGCTGCCATGCTGGGCACGCAGGACAAGCACGGGGAGCGTACCGGCAGGATTGAAGCTGGCGAGGATGAACGGCACGACCAGTGTGAATTGTGCATCGTCCAGGGTGAGCAGCGGCCGAAGCTCCTCCACGCTCCCGGTGAACTCCGGCACCGGCAGCGGCTCCATGCCTGGAGGACGGATGAACGGGATCGGTGAATCGCTCAGAAGCTTTGGGCCGCTCGGGCTGATCTCTACAACTTGGCCTTTCGTGTTGGCCAGATCGAGATAGAGCCTGCCGCCCTTGTGTCCAAAGCGGATGAATGGCGTCCCGCGCTTCCCCTCGTACCGTGCCTTGGCTGCCATTGTGTTTGTTACCTTGTCGAGATCGCGGGCGTCGGGGGCCTTGGACGTAGCCTTGAAGAAGCCCATGCACAGGTGCGAGCGGAAGCCCTCGGAATGCACGGCGAAGGTCTCGGAATGCCCGTTGATCTTGACCGTGGCGTATGCCCTGTCGCCGTCGTGGAACAACTCCGCCTGATCCGCGATCACCATGAGGGCGGCGGCTTGCGAATCTTCGTCGGCCGCAACCGCAACCTCAGCAGTCTTCAGTTCCGCCGATATCCGCGTCTGCCCGTGTTCTTGTACATACTTCAGGAAGCCCTCGCGAGTGAGCCCGTAATTCACCTTCCAGGCTCTCAGGTCTTTGACGTGCGGCGGTGGCAGGACCATTACGACATCGCGGCTTACCTTGGATAGCGACTTGTGGGCGGCGATCATGCCCTCTTTGCCGGGCTCGCGGCCGTCAGTCTTCCGATCGTTCTCGCCGACGACAATCGCCGGACGACTTCGGGCCAAATCCGCTAGTTCGTCCATGCAGCCGAGATTGCTGGGGCGTCCAACAGCGACAAAGCCAAGGTCCATCGCGGCAGCGGTGTCACTCATCCCCTCAACAACGACGATTGGATCGTCGCTGGGCGGCAAGGCTGATGAGCCCGTTGTTACATTGCCCTCCGTCTTGCGGATGTGCAGAAAGCCAAACTTCATTGGCCGCACCGCACCGTCCTTCACGCGGATACAGATAACGGCCTTGGGGTCAGCCGGGGCTTCAGCCGAGAGCAGGCACCCGTCAGGCTTCTCACAGACGGGGCATGGTACGCCCGCGTCCATCGTCCTGATCCAGTTATGGGCTCCGTGCTGATAGCCCATGCCGCCGCGTTCGTGGTCCGCGTTCACTTCGTACACGAGCCCGTGCTTCGTGCCGGGCAGCATGACCTTACAGTCGTCCTGTGAACGCAGGCTCAGCCCAACAGGCTTACCATTGCCGTCACGCTCCGGGATCACCCACCATCCCTGATAGTTCTTGCCCTTCTTGAATTCGACGATGGGTGCCCATCCGAGAGCAAGCCGACGTAGCGAATCAGCGGAAACGCCTAGATGCTCGGCGAGAGCATCGAGCATCGCCGGGTAGGCGTTCCCTTGGAACTTCTCAAGTAACTGTTCGATCTTAGTTGGCAAGGCTCGCTCCTATCTCATAGTCCTTGGCCACAGTCCCATTCTTCGCGTTGCCCTTTAGGCACGGCGGAACGAAGAACCGGCCCGCGTACTTCCCGAATAGCAGGCCCTTTCCGAACTCCGGCCCATATTCGGCGAAGTGTCCTCGGCACACATGGCGGGGCATCGTCCCGATGTCGATGCCGGGGGAATCATGCTTCGCTCCCGGCGGACGTACAATCAGAGTGTGATAGCGATAGGACGTGCTATCGCCTCCGAAACGACGGGACGCTCTCCGCACTTGCTGCGGCTCTAGGTGCTGTGGATTTAAGGATACGTTTTTGCAGCCGAGCAATGACAACGTATCACAGGCAAAGCCCTGTGCGGCCTTCCCGGCAACTCTGAACTCTTCAAGGCCGTAAGTGGCCTCGGAAATGAGGTATCTCCGACTGTCCAGCACCATGTCTCCCCGCTCATCGAACTTACAGGCATACCCGCCAAGAAATACCGGGGGTGAGTACTCGAACGCGGTAACGAGCAGAAAAGTTGCGTCGGTGCCGGAGTCTGTGCGGTGCGAAGTCACATGCACCCCGGCAGCAGCATACTTCCACTCAGGGAACTCGATCCACAGCGACGGGAACGGAAAAGCGATACGCTTGGCGTCTTCTACGAGTAGGTCTCTGCCACAACTACGAGTGTCTACTATTATCGTGGCGGTTACAATTGCTCGCTGTAGAGCGTCGTCTTCTCCTGTATGACGCGGATGGACGCCCTCGTTCAGTATTCGCTTCCACAGTTGAGCGTGCTTCATAAATGGGCCGGGTGAGGGTCGAACTCACACTATGACCTGATTGTGTACAGGTGCCTCTACCGATTGGGCTACCGGCCGCCGCCTTGCTCTGCTGCGGATATCACACAGTCAAAGCAAGGTCTTTAATCACCACGTCGCGGACCTTCGCCCAATCCGCCCCGGTGAAGTCCTTCTCATCCCTGTTGCCGCCGATTTCGCCGCACGCGGCGAGCCATGCGTCAGAGACCGCACCGTCCTCGTTGTCGCCCTTGTGTTCGCAGATGAAATTCCATGCGTCGATCTGCGTGGTTTCCCTCGGCAACTCCGAAGTATCAGCAGACTCCTCCTTGGCCGGCGGGGGCGGAGGCGGGGTCTGCTTCTTGGGCGGGGACTTGGACTTGGAGGCGGGCGTTGAGGGAGACGACGAATCGGGCGAGCTTGTCGCGGACGGCTTCTTGCTCTCCGGGGAGGGCGAAGCCGGGGACTTCGAGGGGGCAGCCGATGCCGTGCTTCCAGACGGGGCGTCCGCAGCCGGGGCAGTGGTAGCAGGAGGTTCGGCCGCAGACGTTGCAGGCTTTCCCGGCTTGGCGGGGGCGGCCTTGGCAGCGGCGGCGGCCGGTGCCTTCGTGATCTTCAGCCTCTTGCTGAGGGCGGCGACTTCGGCGGTGTCCAAAGTCCTGAGCTTCCGCACCGGGTCGGCGTCCCAAGTGTCGATCCACGACACCTGCATACTCGTCTTGCCTTCGTACTCGTGATCCTCGACGCGGAAGCTGATCTTCTTCCCGGCGAAGGTCATCAGTGAGTCGAACTCCGTGCCGTCCCATCCCGTCGCGGCCTGAAGCTGTTCGTAATTCAGGAGGGAGGTTTCCTTCGTGAACTCCTCCGCGCTCTTGAACAGCACCATGTAGCAGAGGATTTCTTCCTCGAAGCTCGACCAGTCCACCCACGCGGGCTCGGACAGCTTGAAGTGCTCCATCTCGCTCTTGCTGTCCACCCACTTCTCCAGGGCTTTCAGCCGGGCAACCCACTGCGGGAAGCCGGACTTCTGCGTAACGCCGAGGCCTGATTCGAGAATCTCGCCCCGGTAATTTCCCATCGTGTCAATCTTGTTCGCCATACTTTCAGTTTCCAGAAAGACGCCCCCTTCAATTTCACATGAGCCCTCGCGGGCAACGCTTACAAATCGGCTGATCCGTCAGCGGTTGTGGTCATCAGCCGGCCAATTACGGTTAGGGTCCACCGCCTTCGCCTGCGGCGGCTGGCTGAGTATGCCGATGATGCTGCTTTGCTCGAAGCAGTGATACAGTTCCTCGCCGTCGCGATACGGCAGGCCCTCGTCCTCGAACGTGGAGGCGTTGGCACCGACGCGGATTTTCTTCTTGTGCTTCACCCACACCCGCTGACCGGGCATCAGGTCGAACGTCTCACTCCGGCCGCCCTCGGCCGAGACGTTGCCGGGACCGACCGCGATCACTTCGGCCTCGGTGTAGCACTCCTGATTCGTCGGCACCGTGATGGCACCGACCTTCCGCTCTGCCGCAGTGATGAGCTTCACCACGACGAGCGTGTTGCGGGGTTGAATCATTCGGGACTCCAATCTCCACGCTGAGCGTGGTAAAAAGTTACTCGACCCTCGCCCCCTCGAATACGAACTGCCACAGGGAATTGTCTGTGGCGGAATCGAACGTGATGAGGGGCGGAATGCGGTATCCATCGACGGGCCGGGACTTCGCGATGAAGTGCGACGCCCCGCCCGTGAACACCGCCCGCTTGGACTCACCGGCCTGGACCTTGCCGGCCTTCGCCTTGTCGTTGTCCTTCTCGACGGTGAACTCCGAGTAGCCGATACGGAAGACGTGATCGGACCACTCGCACAGTTCGGTGCGGACGCTGTACTGCTTGTTGTGCTGGAGCTTCGGCCCATCCTCCAGGTAGTCCAGGCCCTCGGCGTTGGCGACCGTGATCTGTGCAAGCTGAGCAAGGAGGATCACGTTGCGGCCGGTGCGGACCAGAGCGTCCAGGTCGGACAGCATCAGGCGGTAGCATTCGAGCAGATGGGCGGGGCCGTCCCACCCATACTTGCGCATGCTCGTCGCGGTCTGTCCGCCACTGAGCTTGTAGTGCTCGAAGATGTACGGCTCCATCAGTTCTTCCAGCTTCGTCACGGTGTCGATGACGAGCGTGCAGTCCTTCGGCCAGAGGCTCGACTGATGAATCGCGTCGCGGATGTCCTGGAAGTCAGCGATGCCGGACACCGCCATCACGGGCTCGCCTGTGAGCGGGTTGCGAATCTTCCGGCCGCCGTCGTCGATGCCGATGAAGATGGCACCGGGAGCCATCGCCGCCAGCGTCGTCTTGCCGATGCCGCTCTTTCCATACATCAGAATCTTCTCGCCCTCGTCGGCGTCAGTCCACGGCTTGACGCTGAACGCCTTGGCCGCCCGTGCCGCCGGCTTTGCCACTCCGGGCTTCGTCGGCATCTTCATCGGGGGTTTCGATGTTGGGGGTTTGCTGGGTGGAACGCTCATCTTGTCCTCCAAAAAGTTTGCTCTCAGTTGCTCAGGATCGGGGAACGCGGGATCGTCCGAATCGGACATCACTCATCCGCGACAATTTCCTTCTGCTTCGGGTCAGCGAAGATCCGCACAAAGCCCGGCGGCACAGTCACACCGTCGCACACGGCGTCGGCACCGGGTCCGTAACAAATCGGGATCATGTCGCAGGCCCGCGTCGCCCGGCACTGCCGCTCGTTCTCGTACCAGCAGCCGGTGCGGGCGAAGATGCGTTTCGCCTGATAGATGTTGTATAACTCCACCCTGAACTTACGGATTTCCTGATCTGTACGGGCGATCTCCCGGCGGACGTAGTAGTGCTCCGGCCGCTCGTAGATGTCCGCGAGGAGCCGAGCCCCGAACATTCCGATCGTCTCGCGGATCGCCGGCTTGCCGGACTTTCCGACTTCAAACTCCGCTTCTTCGTCGTCCACCTTGACGCTGGCGAGCTTGCCTTCAGAATCCGTGCTGTACGTCGTGCGGAACGTCTGACCGCAATAGGTGCCGGAATTCAAGAACGCCTCAGTCTCGGCCTGCGTGAGCTTAGCCGGCTTGATCGTCGGCCGACGCCACACGTCGTACAGCGTGCTGCCGACGCGACCCTGCCGCCCGCTCATCGCAATCCGCGTCGCGATGTCCGGCGGTACGCAGCCGGCCGCCATCATGTCCCTGAACGCGAGAGCGTACATGCTGACCTGCGTGTCCTTCTTGGCTTTGTCCCAATAGTCGGAATCGTGGTCGATGCTGCGGGTCGTGCTCTTGCGTTCCTGCACGCCGATCATCCCCTGCCACATAATGAGGTGGTCGATCTTACCGACGCGGACAACCTCTCGCATCAGCAGCGGAAGGCCGGTGCGGGGCTCGTGAAGTGGAAGCTCGAAGGGGATTTCACTGGCCAGCGTCTCGATCGGGTCATCTTGATAGTACCACAGGTAGCCGATGAAGCACGTCAGTAGAACCTGCCGCTCAAGCCCCCACTCGAACGACGTTTTGCTCGCGGGCATCTGCTCATACCGCGTGTTGAGCAGGCTGACGACAGCGGTAAGGGCGTAGTCCTTCGGGTCGAGCGGTGCGTTTCCGCCCGGATGCTCACACGAGTTTATAGCGTTCGCATAGGTCTCGTGCATCTCGTGCCAGTTCGTCCCGATACGCTGGCTGTCGGTGTCCACGGCTGGACGTAAGCCCTCCCGGTACTTCAGCCGGTACAGGGTCGGGCAGTCCTTGAACGCGATGACGGACGACGAGGACTCGTGGTAGCACTCCGGATTTACTTTTGGCATAGGGGATTCCAACATTATACCCCAGAATCGGTCAATCGGCAAACATTTTCAATGCTTTCATGGGCCGCTTGCTCCGGCCATTGAAGACGGCGGCGAACAACTCCGGGCTATCCTTGCCGAATTTGCGACCCACGCTCTCGGCCCCCTCGCGAGTCCTGATCCGCAGGAAGTGGGCGATCAGCAGAGCGTCCATCCGCCCGTCCAAGATGCCGCCCTTCGGGCCACGGATCAGGCCAGCGTGCTCCTGGTAGTAGGCGTCGAAGAACTCGGCGGCACGCTGATTGGCCCCGGCTACGTCCTTCCCGTCGAGTCCGAGCCGTCCTTTCCAGAGGTTCGGTGGGATCAAGAAAAACTCCAGCCCCTTCAAAAACGCGAAGGCATGGAGGATTCCCTTCTGCCGGCCGAATCGTTCTGCTCGTTCGGCCCCCTCGCCGGGTCTCGTCGTCGGCCACTCGATGCCGACAGCGACATCAGGTAATCGACGGAGGACTCCGAATAGATCGCGGAGCCCCGGTAAGTCAAGCTCCCTGTCACGGTCTCGTTTGCCCTCGGCCACAGGCATATCGTAGACACGCAGATAGCTCCCTGCGGCGTTCATCACCGCAACGGCACCATTGAAGCCGGGGTCTATTCCGGCGAAGTGCAGATGATCTCTGACAGGCAGCGTAGGCATCAGTGCCCTCCGTACCGATCAGAGACCACACCCTCGGCACCGAGCGGGCAATCAGGAGCCCAGCTTGGCCGGCGACTCAACTCCTCAATGCCCGCCATCAGCGCGCCCTCAGCCTGAGACTCGGGAACGCACATGACTACTTCATCGTGGACATGATGGGCGGTGTGATACCCGCGAGCTTCAAGCCGCAGGATCGCTTCGGCGAGGATGTCGCGGGACATGGCTTGCACCACGTTCTCGCACAGCGATCCGCCCCATGTGTGCCCCCAATGGTGCTCGCGGCTGTTCCATACTTCGATCGTCTCGCCGCATTCGCTGGGGACGATCTTGACCTTGTGATAGTAAAGCTCGCGGCCACAGGGCAGCGTGATTACCACGTCGCACTCAGGCAGCGAGTGAAAGCGAAGCCCTCGGGGCATCTCGCACGGCTTGCGGTACTTGGCGGTGTACAGAACGGCCCGCTCGATGTCGCCCCAGAACCGCACGATGTTCGGATTCTCGGCCCGGTACGTATCCCTGATCTTCAGGGCGGTGTCCATGTCCACTTCGCCGTCGGCATACTCGAAGATTCGGGTCTGCCCCATGCCGTACCCGCAGCCGAGCACGCCGATCTTTCCGATGCTGTTGCGGGCCCATTTCATGCGGGCTTCGATCTGGGGGATACCGCCCTCTTTCCTCGGCTTGCGGACGGGCCAGCCCAGAACCTTCGACGCGAAGCCGCAGTAGATTTCCTCGTTGTTGGCGAACTTGCGGACAAGCTCCTCCTCGCCAGCGATCCACGCGAGGACACGCGCTTCGATCTGCGACGCATCGACGATCGTCAGCTTGTGGCCGGGCGGGGCAATCAGCATCTCCCGCACCGCGTTGACTAACTCGTGGCCCTTGCTGCCGAGGTTCTGCAGGTTGATCCCCTCACCGCCGGACCATCGGCCGGTGTGGGCTCCGCAATACTTCAAGGCGATCGGTAGACGTCCCCCCAACGCCCGAGCCTGAGCCATGATCTTACGAACACGCTTGATATGCGTCGGCCAAGACCCGATCGCGATACGGGCCTGCATGAGAGCACGCACGGCCGGGTCTTTGTGCTTCAGCAGCAACTCGCGTTCGGGGTCGTCCTTCGCCTCGGCGAGAATGTACCCCTTCTTGCTCGGCTTGTAGTAGACCTGCGGATTCTCGTCGGCAGCTTCGAGGGCTCGGTCAAGCAGCCCCCAGAACGATCTGTCGCCGCTGAGTTCCTCGCGGGTGTGGCCGGTGGGAGTGACAACCTTGTCGATCTCCGCTTCCATCAGGCGGATAAGCCCCTCACCCTTCTCGAAGTCCACCATGAGCACGGGCTTTGTGAACAGTTCCAGCGTGTGCTGCATCACCCGCAGTTCAACCTTCGGCCGGCTGAGACGTGGGAGCATGACGGTGAAGACTTCCCATTCGCGCATCGCGTCGTTGGCTGCATACCGGGACAGGCTCACGATCTGCTCGTCAGTGATGGTCGGCACCTGAATCGGCAGCTTCGGCCCCTTCTTCCGGCTCTTTGATTTCGTGTACCGCTTGCGGAACGTGAGCCCCTTGAACTCCTGCGTGTCTCCCTTGGGCGGCAGCTTCAAGTCCTTGGCCAGCGAGCCGAGATCGTGCTTCCTGCGGGCGTCCCAATTATACGCGAGGCCCCGCGTATCAATGACGTGGGGCGGGTAGATGCCGTAACGATGGGCGAGAATAGAGGCGTCGAACGTGGCATTCTGGATCACGACTGTCGCACGTTCCAGGTGCTCGCCGTACTTGTCCTGAAGGTGCTTGAGGACGCGCGTAACGCCCTCCTCACCGACCCAGAACTTCGACCGCTGTTCATAGTCGGGGAAGTTCTCGAACACGTCCAGGACCGCGAGGCCGAGAACCTCGAACCGCTGATCCATCACGTACTCAATGGTACTCAGGCCCCCGCCCTTCATGGTGTACTCGTCATCGAAGTACGTCTCGAAGTCGAGCACGACCACGTTGTCGGGATAGCCGCAGTCACGCAGCATCGCCCGCCACTCAGGAACGTACTGCTCCCGCATTGGCGGGGCGTACCGCTCAAGCTGTCTTGGGGCGATACCGGGGCGATCCTGGTCTATAAGCTGGTGGACCTTTAGGCCGCCCTTGAACTTTGGGGGCGGGGGTGCGGGCTTTGTTGGCGGCTTCACGTAGATCGGCTTGCTTTGCATGTTGCTTCTCCAGCCTGGCCGCGATCTCCTTCAGCAATTCGACGCGGGCCTCAGCTCCTCGCTCCCACCAGGTGCGCCGCCCTCGATAAGGCGGTGGATCTGCTTGGTGCTGTGGCCCTCGACGTTCACGGGCATGATCACGGCCTGGATAACGTCCTCCCCGCGCTTCGCCATCATTTGCAGGGGCCGGTTGGGGGCGGGCCAGTGGGCCTTGACCGGCGCGTCGCCGGCGGCGCGCATAAGGAACTCCATCGCCTCCAACAGAAATTCGGGATTCATCCCGCCCAGGTCCGTGCCGTTCTCGGAGAAGTTGATCTCCGCCTGTCCCGCGCTGGTCATTGCGGCCAGGCCGATCCCGCCGCTGGGGTTGCGGCTGACCAGGACCACCTTGCTATCATTCTCGAAGATCGCCAGTAGCTTTCGGAGCTGGGGGATCAGGGTCTCGGGGTAGATGGTGAAGATCTCATCGGCGGGGAGGCTCTTGAAGTTGGCGACGATGTTGTCATACGGGGGCTTGGACTCCTCGCCGGGCTTGCCCAGCTCTCCGGTCTTGGGGTCGAAGCCATCATTGAGGATGTAGGTCCCTTCGTCGCCCCAGGTCGTGCCGCGCTTCAGGCGGATCATGTGGATGCGGTAGCCATCGGTGGCGACGGCATCGCGGCCCTTGTTGGCGATAATGAGGCCATTCATCGTGTAGCGGCCCTTGGGCATGATCGGAGCCAGGCTGGCCAGCAGCTCACCAGGCGTTACCGCGATCTTGGGCAGGGCGCGCAGGCCGGGGACCTTCTTCTTGCCCTTGTCCCACTTGGGCCTAGTCCAGCGCTGCTTGGCGACCTTGGCCATCTCCTTGGCGATCGCCGCCAGCTCCTTCTCATGGCCAGGCAGGGCGAAGAGCTGGGTATCGGGCTGGCCGCTCTGGACCGGGACATAGAGCGTCCGGTAGGCGGCGTTGTTGGCGTCGAGGCTGGCCACGTTGATCGCTGGATCTCCCATGTGATAAGGCTTCACGTAGATCGGCGGCATCGTTGACATGCGGGAACTCCCGAGCGGCACGGTCGAGGGCGACGTAAAAGCTCACGCCCTCCTCTTGCATGATCCCCTTCGCCCTCGCCATCACACGGCGAGAGCGTTCACGCTGTTCAGGCGTGATCGGCTTGCTTCGCATGTTGCTTCTCCAGGGCTGCGACCGCATTCTTAGACAGCAGGCACCATCCGGCCTGATCGCTGCCGTAAGGCTGGAATTCCTCCAGCCTGGCCGCGATCTCCTTCAGCAATTCGACGCGGGCCAACAGATGCTCCGCTGGCTGGCCCCGCACCGCGTCGTAGTAGGCGAGGATCGCGTTGCCGATGTGGAAGCAAATCAGGTCGCCGTACCCCCGATACGTCGAGAAGTCGTGGTTGAGCGGGTGCGGCCGAAGGGCTCGCGGAAACTCGCTGCCGCCGGTCAACGACATGGCGGGGCACACGAGCCGCAAGTAGGCGTCCGTGATGCTGCGGAGTGACGTGTTGACCTTCGGCCCGATGGCAACGATCGCGGTGCGTATGTCGTTCGCGACAGCACTCAAGTTGATCCGATTCGCGGTCTCCTGCTTCTTCTGCTCAGCCATTGGTGACAACCCTTTCCAGTTCGGCGAGATCGGCTGGGGCTTCCCGTTCAAGGCACGCCCGCACCGCGTCGCACAGGTCCATCAGTTCTTTGTCAGTCGGTTTATTGGTTAGCCGCCAGCCGTGTATCTGCATCAGCAAGGCCAGCGGCGTCCACTCAAGCTCGGTGATCTTGCCCGCCGGTCGCATCCTCGGACAAAAGGGGTCGGCCGCCCATCTCCAATCAGGGCGACCGACCGGCGAGGGAGAATACGTTGGCGGTCCTTTGGGGGCTGCGGTCCGGTAGACCGGCGGGCGTGCCCGGTCGGTAGTTGCCTTCGTGACGCCTCTCATAAAGCCTGTCTACGCTCATAACCCGCAGCCCCCAAGCCGTAAAGCGACCGACGGCACTGCGGGCCGCCGACCGCTAGAAGGAGAATACGTTCGCGACTCGCTCACTGTGCGGGAGCCCGTGGTCCCGAAGATACCCTCATGCTCCGACTCCTGATAGGGCACCGCGTCGCACGCGATGCTTGATTTCCATTTCCATCCCCAGCCGCAGGATCGCGGAATAGGGCACTTCGTAGCGGCCTTGTTGCCCGATCACCCTGATTTGCAGGTACTCCGGGTAAAGAGTAAACTCCATTTGTCGCTCTTTGCCGCCAGAGAACACAGTGGGCACGGGGACGATCGGGCCATCAGGCTTCTTGATGTGGCGGGCCATTAGTCGTCCTCGAAGTCGTCCTCGAAGTCGTCCTCGAAGTCGTCCTCGAAGTCGTCGAGGAGATCGTCGAGGAGATCGTCGAGGAGATCGTCGAGGAGATCGTCGAGTTCGTCATCATCGAGGGACTCGAAGTCGTCCTCGTCGTCGAACTCGTCGTCCTCGTCGAAGTCGCCCGCGTCGGGGTCTTCATCCTCCAAGTCGTCCTCATCGTCCGCCCGATTGGCTTTTTCGAGGTAGTCTTCGAGATTGACGTCGCGGTCGCCTACCAAACCACTCGAATCGTCAACGTCTTCCTTACGCATACGTGCTCCCATTGGGTCTCCTTATTTTTCAAGCGACTACATCCGAGCCCGCGAACGGCGTTGTTCAACTCCCCTTGGCGTCGAACCGACGGATCACGGAGCACGTGCTGAGCACCGGACGACCCGCCGCCCCCGTACCGGGGGCTGCCCGCAGCGATTAGAAGAATTACGGAATCGCTAAATCGTCAGCCCGCAGCCTTCACGGCTACGGACTCGGGAAACAAAGACAGGGCGCGTTGAAGAAGGGCCGCATCCGCGAGACTCGGCCTCGGGAAACGTGCTCGAATAGAAGGGGGAGCAGACGCAGTGAGTTGCTGAACGGTCGCAAGCAGCTTGGCGGTCGCCACTGCAAGCCATTCCTCGGCCTGTCCAATAAACTCAACCTCGCATCCTCGCGGGGCGGTATCCTCTGACGGTGCCATACGACCCTCCGAATTCTTACCCCGACCGCCTGTCTACGCATTCACAACCCTCGGTGCCCATTCTCGAAGCGCGACAAACAGCCATGTCAATATACCACACAAACGGGCAAGCGTCAATTTATTGGGCAATTTTGCGGGCCGCCCTATCCCTGTTCTCCCACGTATCCTCGGACGTTCCCGCAGTCAGGACGGTACGGAGAGCCTCGTTGAGCCTATCGACGAGGGCTTGACCCTGCGGCGTCTCTGCAACCTTCGCCATCGCGTAGCAGAGGCAATCCAGGATCGCGATGCCCTTCTGTAGCCGGGCGTTGGCGACAAGCTGCACGAGTGGGTGCCGCTTGTTGTAATCCAGGACTGTCCGGCCATCCGCCTTCGTGATCTTGAACAGCTTATCGGATGTGCCGTGATCGCTCTCCTGGAAGTCTATGGGCAACTGCGGCAGGATCGGCCCGTCATTGGCGAGCTTCGCGGTCGTTGGCCGGGGCAGCAGGAGCGACCTGGACAGGTCGTGCGTCAACTGCGTCTTGCTGATCGCCCGCTCACGTCCCTCGCGGCCGGACTGCTCGATAAATCGCCGCGTGGCGTGCTGAATCTTATCGAGCATCTGATCGTTGGGCAGGATGCTAGACTTCTTCACGTCCACATGGAAGTCGTGGTCTAGCTCACCCGTGAACGAAAGCTCAGCCCGGAAGTGGCTGTAGCTATGGTGATGCTTGTAGAAACCGAACGTCTGGGCTCCCATAATTTCGCGACGGTTGCGGACGATATAGAAGCCGCTACGCTGGGGCGTGATGTTATTAGCCTCGTCCTCAGCCGGTCCAAGGTCCGGAAGCTCAACGACAGTTAGGTGCGCCTGTTTACCCCACCCAAGGTCCACGTCGCCGTCGTGGCGAATTTCGGTCAACTCATGCTCCCGCATCAGTGGATCAATCGGCACCACTTTTTTGCGGTTCACCGAGATATTCAGACCATCCTTCAAAAAGTACCTGAACGTCTGCCCGATCCGTTCCCGCAACGTGGCGGAGAACCGCGTGACGTTCGTGTCGTCCAGGCGGTCCACGTTCGTAAGCTGAACCGTCGTGCCGAAGTCCCCGATCGAGTCCCACACATGCTTAGTGCTCGCCGGCTTCAGTTCGATCACGAACTGTCCGTGTCGCTCCACGGTCGGCACATCAAACTTGGCTTCCCATGCCTGCTCACCTGATCGCCTGGACATCACGAGAATCGTCTTAGCGATGCTGAGGCTGGCTGTCACGAGCCCCATGCCGTACTTTCCGAGATCGCTACGTACGTCTTTCTCAACATCGCTGCCAAGGCGGAGGGCTTCCTTCAGTCCGTCCTTTGACATTCCGCACCCATCGTCAGCGATTTCGATGACGTGGCTCTTACCAATTTGCTTAACCGTAAGCGACATATTCTTGGCCCCTGCGTCGATGCTATTGTCTATCAGATCACAGACGGCAGACACAGAGTCGTAACCTAGCTCACGAAGCGCTGCGAGCGTACGCGCAGCATTGGGGGGGATCTCTACGTAGTTGCTATCCTTGCTCATGGTGCGTTCTCCTCGACCGTGTTTTCACCCGGGACACCGCAGACTTCTATCGACTGTAATATACCCCCTCTTCACAGCAAGTCAAAGATAATGCACCCACTTCGTCCGAGTATCGCGATACCGGGAGACGGTCAAAGTGTGTAGCCCTGAGTCATCATCGGCCCGCGTGGGGCACCCGATTTCGGGGTATCGTTGGCTTTTGAGTCCATCGCGTCTGCCAATTCCGCCAAGAGGCCCTTGCACTTTTCCTAGGAATAATGCATATTTAGCTGTGTCAGGCCGCCTGCATGCGACCTGGACGATACTCGGACGATACTGGAGAGGAGCCTATGAAACCGCCCGCAAAGCCCCGTCCTGACTTCCCGCTCACGCCGATCGGCAATGGGCAATGGAGAAAGGTCGTCAACGGACAGGCGTACTACTTCGGCTCGTGGCGTGATGATCCACGAGGCGAGGCCGCCCTGAAGGACTGGCTCGCCCGGAAGGATGCGATCTATGCCGGCCTGGATCATATCTCTCGACAACTCGTACCCGATCCCGCAGAGCTTACGGTGATCGAGCTTGTACGCAAGTACCTGAAGATTCGTAGTGCTGACGTGGAAGCTGGAAACCTCTCGCCCGCCACGTTCCGCGACTACACTATCAACCTTAACGACTTCTGCAAGCACATCGGGCCGACCGCTAAGGCGTCGGGGCTCAAGCCCCAGCACTTCGCCGCGTACCGTGTCCGCCTGGATGAGAAAGGCACGCTCGGCCCCCATGCGATCAAGCGGGTTATCGCCTGCATCAAAGCCGCTTTCAACTATGCGATGGATGAAGAGTGGATCAAGCCCGTCCGCTTCGGGCGTGGCTTCATCGCTCCTGATACAAGCAGCGAAGCAATCGGCCAATGGTGTCTCCGCAAGGGCAGGGAGGACCGCACCGAGCGTATCCTGACGCGGCGGGAGATCAGGAAGCTGTTGCGTCACTCGAAGCATGAGCCCCGCTGGCGGGCGATGGTGCTGCTGATGCTCAACACGGGCATGAACCCCGCCGAGCTTGCCCGGCTGAAGTGGAAGGAGATCGGATTCAAAGCCGGCCGCCTCCGTCGCCGTCGCTGGAAGACAGGCATCGTCCAGGAGTGCTACCTGTGGAAGCGCACCCGCAAGGCACTCGAAGCCCTGCCGCATGAGCATGAGGATTGGGTGTTCATCCGCAAGAATGGCCAGCCCCTCGTACAACAGGTGTCGGTGAAGACTGAGGACGATACCGCCATTGCCAAAGTGAAGAACCTGAACCGTGTCACCCGCCCCTTCCGCGACTTCGCAGAGGCGGCCGGAGTTAAGGGCATCACGCCGTACACCCTGCGACGCACTGCCCGCACCGTCGCTGCCAATTGGCCTGATGACAACGCGGCAAAGCGGATGATGGGGCAGCGGCTCACGGGCAGGGACCATACCTATGTTAAAGGCAAGTTCCCCCTTGCCCGCCTGCACAAGATCAGCGTGACGATCTACCGCCGCCTATTCCCAAAACCGACGCCCCCAGAAGTAGAAGTAAAGAAGGACGACGTAAAAAGCAATCGCCCCAAGGGCGGCAAGTACCCGCGAGCAGCTTAGCCGGCGATCTTTCGCGTTGGGGGCGGCGGCCATGCAACTACCTCCGCTTCTACTATCGGCCTGTTGCGTGTCCGCCTTTTGCCTGTCTCTTTCGGCGCGACAAAAACGGGCTGGACCTGGAACAACGCGGCGGAGTCGATCCGATAAATCCGCTTCCGGCCCAGCCCGTAATTGACAGCGGGCAGCTTGCCCGCGTCGATGAGACGCCTGATTGTGCGGGGGTGAACCTTTGCCCGTTCCGCCGCTTCCCGTTCCGTCAACAACTCAGACATACACCCTCCGAACAACAAAGAGGGCGAGGCGTCACGCGACGCCCCGATCGAGGACGTTCTTCTCATCGCCCTTCACGCAGAGCGCGGCCAACAATCGCGCGACGCGCATCTCCGTGAAGAACTGGCCCAGAGTCTTGCGCTTCTCCTTCGGCAGCGCAAGCTCATAGGCTCGCAGCCGATCCCGGAGCGTGGTAAGCAGGTCATTCTGGGATACAGAGGTTTCCATTTCGCATGAAGCGCGCTTCTAGCAACCTGTAAAACTGCTCAGCGTCCAAGGGTGGCGCGGCGTGGCCCACCATGTATCTGGCTATGAAGCGTGAATAAAGCCGCTGCGGCGAACGCTCGTCGTTGTTCGTTGACCGCACCGCATGGAAGACGAGGTCGTGGATTACGCTCGCGCAGGAATCCAGTGCTTGCGGCCGAGTGGTGGGCGCGGGGCGCAGGAGCAGCAGGGCGTCACCCTTGGCATGGTTTGCAGTGGTCACCTGCTTGAAACTCCCTTGTCTCTTGTCGAGGATGCTGGCTTCGGACACGGCGAAACCCGAAGCCTTGAAGGTGTTCACAAGCGCCTGCCATACGGAGGCCTGCGTCGAGTGAAACGCCACAGTGGCGAGGCCCGATGGCTTGAGAATGCGTCGGAATTCGCTGAAGCACTTGGTCAACAGCGCTTGGTACCCGCCCACATCCTTGCCCTGCGCAGGACTAACAATGGCCTCGTCCGAAGTTTCCGTCAGCTTCCCGAGCCATGCCTCGCTGATGTAGTTGGCTTCACTATACGGAATGTTGCCACCGAACGGCGGATCGGTGAAAACGTAGTCCACCGATCCGTCTGGCAGATCGGTGGCTATGCTCGACCCCTGCACGACCCTCACGTCTCCCTCAAGTGCCTGCACTTCAGCGAAAGCTTGGCTGATGGTGGTGAGCTTCCGGCGAAGGCCTCTGAACACGTTCTTCTCGACCGGCAGGGCGCTCACATACAAGACACCAGGCTGGTTGCTCGTTACGACCAGATCATCTGTGTTCTTCTTTGCCACAACGCGCGTCATGATCGTTGAATGCGATGCGTTATAGCTGGACAACCAGAACTCCAACGCTTGTCTGATCGGCCCTACTTCCTGGCCGACCAGTTCATTCAAGGCCGCCATGGCGATGAGGTTCCGGCGGGTGTAAAACTGGTGGACGTGGGTAATCCCCTCATGGTAGCCGGCGCGGTATAAATCACCCCATCTCATCGCAGCAACTGGAAATGCACGCGGGACCAGCTCTTCTTGAATCCGCTTTAGAAGTTTTAGGTCGCTCGCAACCGGCGAACGCGCCCATGTACGCCGGCCGGTGACTCCATATACTCGTGCCACACGACGTAGGCGGGTGGTAACTTCCTGGGCGAGTACATCATCCAAGGTGGTCGTCTTTCGACGTGCGGCCGCATCGACATCCTGCTGTTTGTGGCACTTGCGGCAGGTGAACTGACTGCCGATGTTGGCAGGTTCCAGAGAGACGCAGCCTTCCCAAAAGGTGTTGTCGGAGCCACAATGACCGCACACAAGCACGTCCGTCCAGATGATGTGACGAACCTCACCAACACGGCCCTGGTCGTCTTCTGCCTGGTAGATCCAGCCGTAGCGGGTTTCCGCTTGCCGCAAGACGGCTTCGGCCCTCCGACGAAACAGGTCAGGATCGATCCGCAACGTCAGTGTTCGTCCGATAAAGGCACCTAAGCCGCTAAGCTCGTAGACCACCACGTTGCGCGAGCCCCATCGGGGAGCAAGACCGAGCGACTTGGCCTTGGACCGTAACTCATCCGGGGGATTTGAGCACAACAGGGCCCCAATCGCTGTCGTTCCACTCCCCCCAAAACCGTCGAAGACCACATCCCCTGGCTTTGTGTGGCATGCGATCAGCAACGCAATGGCGACAGGATCGATCTTCGTCGGGTATGGATGCGCGCAAAACAGTGCGCCGCCACGACTTGAAGTCAACGGCACGGAGTAGACGGATAAGTCAACGTCAGGACTATTTGCCCGTTGGGGCAAACAGTCCGGCCTCGCAGGCAGTTTCGACGCCTCCACAACTCGTTCCGCTGATGTCAGTTCTGGCATTCTCTCAACTCTCCGAAGAATTCTTCCACGACCCCCTTGACAACCACAGTTGTCATGTCGTATATTTCCCTTGTCCTCCTTGCCGGTAGAAGGTCTGCGCGTAAGCAGACGCAAGTTAAAAGTATACCACAAGAAAGCGTCTCGTACTTGCGCCGCCAGGTGTAAAAGGTGGGCTCCGACACCCCGTGGGCCCGACAGAGCTCCCCGATCGTCTTCACCCCTTTCTGCGCCTCCTGCAAAATCCCGATGATCTGTTCCTCACTGAACCGCTTGCGATTCATCGCTCCCTCTTTCTTCAAGAGGGGATTCTATACTTTCCGCTGGCCCGGTTTTCGGGGAGCAGGTCACAGGGGCGACGGGGTTCTTCTTCAGCAGTCTTCTTGCACCTCGCGGAGTGACTCGTTGTCGAAGTGGTCGAAACTGTCCGTCGTGAACCGCACGCGCGTCATCGGCGTAAGCCCGCGCTCTTTGAACCACTCGTCGTCGAGCACAATCCCATCCCGCTCCATGTCGTGGCCGTAGGCCGCCAGCATCTCATCGACTGTCATCGTTTGTTTTTGTCGCATGTTTTTCTATCCTTTTGTTAGTTAATTAGATTATACCGTTCCAGGCACCCTCATTTGAAGAAAGACCAACCCTGACCCTGACCCGTCAGTGCCTGGAGGACTGCTGCCCTCGCCTCGGCTCGATTACGCCCACGAACGAAGACACGGATGGGGGGGTCGTTCTGCGTGGTATCAGGCGAGAACGCGCACCACACTGACCCGCTCTCCGATCCCCCGCCCCAATACGCCCCGCCCGTGTCATAATCGCCTGACACAAACCGCAGGCGTTGCAAGTGGAGGCGTTCGGGCGTCCCCTCGACCTGGCTACGCCTCCCCATATCAGCCCCGCGGATGCTGCAGCCCCTGTTACAGGGCAACGCCAGTATCTTGTTGATGTCGGGTGTGCTCATCATGTTCAGCTCTCCGATAGTGAAACTACTCGTCAGCTAGTCGACGGGCTTGCCGTCCGCCGTGAAGAAACGCTCACCCCAATTGGCGAACATATTATCCTCGCTCTGTCGCTGTTCGAGGTTCGACTCCATCATGCGGCCGGCAACGGTGGCGAGCCCCTCCAGAGCGTGCGTCAACGTCTTCCCACCGTTCAATGCCGCCCACGTTTCTTCCAGGAGAACATCGTCCGCATAGTAGCCAGTCAACCCGCACACTCCAGGGAACCGGACACGGCCGTTCTCACTCACGTAACCGAGCGGGCAGAGAACGTTCCGAAGAAACCACTCGCGGTCACGCTCATGATCGTCAATGCCCTGCACCCTAGCGGAGCATGCAGAGTACGCCCCGATTGACCAGTCAACAAGTTTGCCGCCGCAACGGTCTACAACCGCTCTGAGGCTGGCAAACGTCTCATCAGCCCAAGGAGTGTCGCTGGTGCGGGCGACAAGATCGGCCCATTGTTCATGCACTCTTTTGACGGCGACAGGGAACATGCGACTCAACTCCGCCAGATTGTAGACCGTCACTTGTTTACTCATATCTACCCTCTCACAGTTAGTGAAACCACAGGCCAGCCCCAGCCGTGGCCGGGGGCGGGCGTGTGAGGACATTATGCACTACGTTCGGCGAGCGGTCAAATACGCTGACTATCTATCCAAACTGTAAGCGAGGGCTAGCGTAGGGCAACGTCACAACGTCACATAGTACGTCACATACGTCACACGTTCATAAGCTCAGCGGACGCAATGGGTTATCATTTGGGCATGTGACGTTGTGACGTATGTGACGTTCACTCCTATTTCCAGAGCAAAGAGGATGTAAGGGAGAGAAGGAAGGAAAGAAGGAAAGAAAGTATATATATAGAGAGAGAGAGATGGCGGACAACGTCACATACGTCACAACGTCACATAGGGCAAACGCAAGCATTGAACGCATAACAGGTTACATCAATCGGCAGGATGTGACGTTGCATGTGACGTGTGACGTGCTCGGCCAAAAACGGTAGTCAAAGATGACAAATAACGCCCGTTCTCGCCCTGGGGAGCTGCTACTATCGCCACTCGACGCCCTCCCCGCTCGCCTATTTCGTTCTTTGCCTTGCGCCTGTCCAGGCGTTCCAGGGCGAGGGCTGGCCGTCGCCCTGCCCTTCGCCCTGATCTCCTGGGCGAGCGGGAACACGAGCGATAGTATCGCCGTCCAGTATCGCCTACAACTCTCTCTTCCCTAAGTCTTGTAATAGCACCACTTAGCGTCAGGCAGGCAATGGATACGTAGACCATTGCCGGTCCCATAACCACGATCTCCGCACATCCCGCCCAGCAAGCTTGCGATACCCGCCGGTCCCACCCTTGTGTCCCGGCCCGGCCCGAGTGATTCTTTTCATCTGTCGCCCCCCGCGTAACTTACATTCAACTTTGACAACTTTGACTAGGCAATAAAGTGCTAAACTGGACAACTTTGACTAGCAAAATCCGTGCCGTGGATTTGCCACCCGCCCGTTTTTGTGGTATAATTCTGCTTTCCGATCCCATGTTTCCATCCGGAGGCGATATGCGCCTGTAACACGCGGAGTTCCTCGGGACGTGGGCTTTCGTGTGGTGGAGGCCGTAGCGTGACGTGGAGGCTTGAACGGCTGGAGTCCCGCTGTCTCATGTCCATGCCCCTCGACCTAGAGGGCGTGGACGATCTCGTATTGTGCGGGATTAACATCGTCGGAGGGGCCAACAACATTAGCCTTTTCGACAGCCGCCGCGTCACGATCCTTGGCGGCCGGCTCATGTCCCCCAAGGGCGAGCCTGGTGCCGACAACCACAACCTCCTGCTCAATAACACCCGCAATGTTGTCGTGCGGGATGTGCTCATGGGCTCCGTCCGCCCCCGTGGCGACGCGATCTCCGTTTACAATTCCAGCCGAGTCGTAATCGACGGCGTGCGGATCAGCGGGCCGTTCGACATGAAGACCGACAAGGCGGCGGACATCGTGATTGACGGGACGGGCAAGGGCGGCCACGGGGACATCATCCGAAACGTGCGGGTCAAGAAGATCGTGATTGCAGCGGGCGGGTTTCACCGGCTGGAGAACGTGCGAGCCGTGACAGTGGAGATCAGCGGTGCCGCGTACTCGGGCAATCCCCGTCGGCTCGTGCATGACATCACGATACGCCACAGCATCATCAAGCACCTGTGGATCGACGGGCAGACCGTGAAGCGAGTGATGAGGATAGCAGCATAAAACCGGGCTTAGACCGGCGGGATCTCGGGTCTCCCCCGCCGGCTACCCCGGTCATCGGAGGCGTCTATGTGGCCTTGGGACGATGACTGGCAGGACGATCTGCCATCGGAAGACGGGGCGACATGAACGGAAAAGGCGACAAGCGGCGGCCTTGCCTCGTTTCTTACGGGCAGTATGCCGCGAATTGGGATCAGGCTTTCGGGAAGGAGAAAACATGCAAGGGCGATTTGTTCGCATTGAGTTCTATTCCGCTGACGCACAGGCCGCCGCAGCCGTCAAGCTCTATGACGAAGACGGAAACGAAGTGACGCTCGCGGCCAACGAGCGGCTGTTGATCGACACGCTTAACTTGTTCGGCGTCGCTGCCGTCACGTCTGCGATCCTGTTCGACGACCGGGCCGCCAACGGCACCCCGGCGGCGGGCGAGTACATCGCCGTCTTCGGCAACGGCAGCAACCACTTCGAGGGCGGCCCCGAGGGATTCGCATGCATGAAGGGGGCGGCCCCCAAGGTCAAGGCGGCTGCCGCCGGCATTGTCTCCGTGTCTGGCTCCGGGCACATCATCCAGAACGGCGATAGCAGCGCGGCCCAGACCTGGAAGGCATGAGCGATGGCGGCACCCACGAAGCTCAGCACGAAAGCCCTCACTCGTTACCTCAACGAGATGGGGGCTCTCGTGCATACGGTGGACGATGAGGGCAACCCGATCTCTCGGGAACAGGCTCTCGCTGATCTGCTGTGGAAGAAAGCCCTCGGCTATACGGAGATGGGCCGGGACGACGACGGCAATCGGTGTGAAGTCGTCCACAAGCCCGAGGCGTGGGCGATGCAGTACATCTTTGAGCGTCGCGAGGGCAAGGCCCCCGCGGCTGTGCAGACCGAGGACGCTGACCGCATCCGGGCTGCGGACAAGGTGCGGGAATTGGCCAGGGAACGGCTGAACAAGCTCGCCGCCGCGAAAGCTGGACCGAGCGGACCCCCGACATACAAACCGAAAGGATCGGCATGAAGTTCCGACGACTGGCGTTCTGGTGTCTGACTCCGATCACTGTCCCGGTCTTGATCGCGTCGTGCACCATGGTCGGTGTGGCTCAGGCGGTCATTGACGAACTCGACAGCTACGAGCGATGGCCGTTTAGGTTCTAATGGGTAACGTATTCGCAGCACAACCTCAGCTTGACGCGAACTTCCCGAAGATCGCCCGTCTGTGGACGGACCCGATCTCGGGTTTATCCGTTCCCAAAGACCCCGACGCGAATCTGCAATGGCGGGCGGAGATGCTCGCTGCTGCGGAGAGCGACCGCGAGCTTCAGGTGGACCTGTACACCGCCTGCTCGCAGTCGATCCTGTTTTGGGTCAACGCCTTCGCCTTCACGCTCCGCGTCTTCGAGCCCGACGGGGCGGGCAAGGTTCGACAGGCCACGCACACGCACCTTCCCTACGTGACATGGGAAGTCCAGGACAAGCATCTGCTGCGGCTGGAGTCAGCTATCGAGAACGGCGAGAGCCTGCTGACGGACAAGAGCCGCGATATGGGGGCGACGTGGGATCACGTTGCAGTATACGTCCACCGCTTCTTGTTCCGCGACGACGAGACGCACCTGATGATGAGCCGTAAAGAGGATGCCGTGGACATCCTCGACGGCGTGCCCAAGGCGTACCCGTACGGCCCGCTGGCTGATCCGGGCACGCTGTTCGGCAAGCTCGACTACATCCTGAGCCGGCTCCCCGAGTGGATGCTGCCGAGGATGAGCCGCAAGAAGATGCACCTTGTCAACCTGGATACGCGGACGCGCATCGACGGCGAATCCTCGAATGCGACGGCTGGCTCCTCCGACCGCCGAACGTCGATCTTCCTGGACGAAATGGCGAAGATGGACGAGGGCGAGGCGATCAAGCGGAGCACGGCGGACGTGACGGCGTGCCGCCTCGTATGCTCGACGCCGAACGGGGCGGGTACGGCGTACTCGAAGTGGCGGCTGAGCGGCACGATTCCGGTGTTTATCCTGCCGTGGTGGGAGCATCCCGAGAAGGGCAAGGGGCGGTATACGGTTCAGGACCATCTCGGCCGGTGGAAGATTCGCTCGCCGTGGTACGACGCCGAGGAAAAAAAGCGAACGCCGAAGGAAATGGCGGTTGAAATCGACATGGATCATGTCGGCAGCGGCGACTTGTTCTTCGAGTCGAACATCATCGAAGAACACAAGAAGATGTTCGGCCGCACGGCACCGAAAAAGCTGACGATCACGTTCCGCAAGGGCACGTCGGACGAGAAGATTTCCGAGTCCCTGACGCGGCGGGACACGTCAGTTATCGCCTACATCTCCAACGGCGGCATGTGGCGGGTGTGGGGCTCGCTGGTGAAGGGCCGCCCCGATCAGTCCAAGACGTACACGATCGGCGTGGACATCAGCAAGGGACAGGGTGCCTCAAACAGCACCATGTCCATCATGTGCAACGAGACCCGCGAGAAGATCGCCGAGGCGGCGTCTGCTGACCTACCGCCCTACGAGTGGGCAAAGGCCGCCTGTGCGGCGGCGTTGTGGTGCGGGGGACGCAACCGGCCGCTCCTGATCTGGGAGAACAACGGCGATCCCGGCTTCGACTTCGGCCGGCAACTTGTCCACGTCTACCACTACCCGAACATCTACTTCGACCGTGTGGCCGGCACCATCGCCGAGAAGCGTGGCAAGCGGTATGGCTGGCGGTCGAATCCCGAGAAGAAGGCTGCGGCCCTCGGCCTGCTGCGGCGTGCCTACGCACGCGGCACGTTCATCAACCACAGCGTCGAGGCACTCGACGAGGCGTTGACCTACGTGCATTACGACGGCGGCGGCATCGGCCCCGCGTCGCTCGTTGAGGAGTCCGACGCCGTACGCAAGGCTCACGGCGACCGCGTGATTGCGGACATGCTGTGTGTTGTCGGCATCTCCGAGATGCCCAAGACCCGACGCGGCGAGATGCCGACTCCGAAGCGATCGTTCGGGCACCGGCTCAAGCAGTTCCAGCGAAACAAGAAGATGAGTAAGCGGGAAGACCGCTTTGACTTTTTGAGGTAACACATGCCACTGAGCATCACCCCACGCAAGGTCCAGGAAGCCGTCCATCGCGGAGTGAAGCGGATGCACAACTTCCGTGCCGCTCGGCTCATGTTCCTGCGGAACTACGTCGGCCAGTATTACGACCGTGCGAGCGGCGAAGTCGGCACCGAGGCGTTGGGCCTGATCTTCAACGCGATCCGGGCACTCGTGCCCCATATCGTGATGAACTTCCCGCATTTCAACCTTCGCAGCCCCTATCTGGCCATGCAGGACTACGGCGAGCTTCTGGGGTTGGCGATCGACCAGCACAGCATCAAGATCGACGTGAAGTCGAAATACCGCCGGGGTCTGGTGGACTCCATCTTCACGCTGGGCGTCTGGAAAACCGGGCTCGCCCAGAGCAACAGCCTGTATGCCATCGACCCCGACGACCGCATTGACGGGGGCACGGTATACACCGAAGTCGTGGACTTCGATAACTTCGTAGTTGACCCCAATTCCCGCGAGCATCTGTTTGCGGACGCCCGCTTCCTCGGCGACCGAATCTACATCTCCCGGCAAAAGCTCCTGGACAGCGGCCTGTACAAGAACGATTTGGTGGAGCGGCTGCCGCGTGTGGATTCCATGCACGCCCGCGACCACGCCTACGAGCTTTCGATGCAGGGCATCCAGATCGACGAGAACTTCGAGATGGAAGACATCGTGGAAGTCATCGAACTATGGGTGCCGGCTGCTAGGGCGACGGTGACGGTGCCGGGTTCGCGGGAAGTCACGTTCGAGGATTTCCTGCGGGTGGACGATTTCTATGGGCCGGATGAAGGGCCGTACACGCTGCTCGCCCTGACGCCCCCGGTCCCCGGCAATCCGCTGCCGATCCCGATGGTGGGCGTGTGGAACGATCTGCACATCCTCGCTAACAAGATGGCGAAGAAGATCGTGGATCAGGCGTTGCGGCAAAAGGACATTGTAACCTACCGCCGGGCGGCGGCTGACGACGCTCAGGAGATGCTCGACGCACAGGACGGCGAGTCGATTGCTTGTGATGACCCGGATGGCGTGGCGGTCAAGAGCTTCGGCGGGCAGCAGAACAGCAACGAGGTTCACCTGTCGCAGCTTCAGGCGTGGTTCAACTACATGGCGGCGAACCCCGACGCCCTCGCGGGCCTCGGTATGAATACTGGATCGGCGACAGAGACGCGCGTGCTGGCAGGCAACGCCAGCGTCGGCCTCGAAGACATGCGGGACATGATGTACTCGGCCGCCGCAGCCGAGGGACGCCGTCGGGCGTGGTACTTCCACACCGATCCCCTGATTGAAATTCCGCTGGTGCGTCGCAAGCCCATGCCGGCTCAGTACGTGCCGGGTATGAACGGGCCGCTCATGGTGACGCCCGCCCAGATCGTCGAGGAACAGGTGCTTCTGACGCCTGAGGCCCGGCGAGGCGACTTCATCGACTTCGTGTTCAGTGTCGAGCCCGAGTCGATGGGGCGGCGTGATTCCCGCACGCGGTTCGCTCAGGCCCTCGACTTCGCCACGAAGATTCTGCCGGCCGCCGCGTCTTCTGCACAGACGATGGCGTTGCTCGGCATTCCGTTCTCCGCGAAGGAGTTCATCGTCCGCATGGCCAAGGATGCGGGGATCGACTGGATGGATCAGGTCTTCTACGACCCCGAGTTCCAACAGCAAATGGCGATGCGGATGATGTCCGGCCCGCAGCCGCAGGACTCGAAGGGGCAGTTGGGCCAGAAGGTCCAGCCGAATCCGAGCGCGGGCGGAAGCCTGATGGACCAGATCGCCCAGAATGGCCAGCCGGCAAACGTGATGAACAACCCCGACCTAACGGAGCAGGCGATGGCCGAGTTCCAGTCGGGGGCCAATGAGGGGCAGGCGATGGTGAAGAAGGAGATGTTCTAAGATGCCGATGTACGACTACAAATGCGATTACTGCCACGCTGAGCGGGATGAATTCCAGAAGATGAGCAGCGAGCCGTTGACGGTATGCCCCGTGTGCGGGGCCTCGGCGTACCATCGCGTACCGTCCCTGCCTAGCACCGACCTGAAGGAGTTCGATAAGCCGATCGAGATGTTCTCGATCGGGTTGAACGACGATGAGGAGATTCGGGAGTTCAAGGCCAAATGTCCCGATGTGGACGTGGCGACAGACCCGAACGATCCACTCTACGGCGTACCGATCGCCCGCAGCCGGAGCCAGAAGAAGACGGCTCTGGCGGCGATGGGGTTCGTGGAGCGTAACTAACAGGAGGCGAACAGACCGCAAATTTATTTGACAGAACAGTGTTTGTGTGGTATAATTCCAGTTGCAGACTTCGATTCTTTGGCCCCCTACCCCGGCATAGCCGGCAGCGGGCCGGGAGAACCCATGCCGAATCTTGAAGATGGAGCCTCCGTGGAGGCTCAGGCTGCGGAAACGCAGCAGACCGAAACCCCGTCGTTCGACCGTGCCGCTCTGGAGGCGAAAGTCTCCGAGAGCCTCGCCGCCGCGTTTGGTGACGACACCGAGGAAACCGCCCCAGCTACTGACGAATCGGCTGATTCGTCAAAGGCCGAGGAGAAGGAAACCGAGGAAGCGAAGACCGGCGAGGATGAAGGTCAGGGTGCGGAGGAGCAGGGCAAGGAGGAGATCGAGATCGAAGGCAAGCCGGAGGAGACGGAGGAAGCAGCGGCCGAGGCCGGGAAGAAGCCGGACAACGCCCCTACCCTTCCCGACGCGTACCGCCGCAGCCTGAAGGCGTACGGATGGCAGGATGAGGATATCGACAAGAACCTGTCGCTCCTCGGCAACGAGTTCCTCAAGACCGCTGCCCTGATCCACTCCAACCGGAACGCCGAAACCGCCCGGACGGCGGAGATCGGGCGTCAGGCCCGCCAGCAGCAACAGGAGCAGGCCGGCAACGCCCAGCAGCAGAAGGCCAGCGGCGGCATCGAGCCGCTGAAGCCGGTGGATGCTGATGCCCTGAAGGAGCATTTGGGCGATGACCCGATCGTGGAAAAGCTGGTTGGGCCGGTGAATGCCGCCATTGAGCGGATCAACCAGATTCTTCCCGAAGTGTACACCTACCGTCAGTCTGCCCAGCAGGCCGAGCTTGAAACACTCGGTAAGCAGATTGACGAGTTCTTCGGGGATAAGGGTCTGGAGCCGTATCGCGAAGTGTACGGCGACGGGACGAGGACGCTGACGGAGCAGCAGATTCGAGCCCGCAACAAGGTGCTGGAGACGGCGGACGCCCTGGTCTTGGGTGCGAAAATCCAGGGTCGCAAGCTCACTCTCGGTGAGGCGTTGCAAGCCGCTCACGATTCAGTCTCCGGCGAGTTCAAGGAGAAGGCTGTTCGCGCCACGATCAAGAAGACGCTGACGCAGCGGGCGAGGGGCATCACCCTGAAGCCCAGCAGCGGCAAGCCGTCCTCCGGCGGCGGAGTCGAGAGCCGTTCCGACCTGGAGAAGAAGACTGCTGAGCGGCTGCGGGCTGCGTTCGCCTGATCGTTCTAGGAATCAAACGGAGAAGGAGAGTGAAGGATGGGCGTTGACAATGATAAACTCGCTGACCTGATCGCGACTACCCTGAAGGACTTGCCCAAGGGGCAGTTCGAGGTCATGTGGGACAGCCAGGACTACGTGCTCTGCCGGATTTATCAGGAGCAGCGTCGTCAGATTGACGGCGGCACCAGCATCCAGCGAAACGTGATCCTGGATCGCAACGGGCGTGCTCGGTATCGTCGGCTGTATGACACCGATCAGCCCACCGTCGATCAGAACATGCACACGATCGACGTGCCGTGGACGCAGATCGGCACCGACTACTCGTGGGATGTCGTCGAAATCCTGCGAAACAAGAACTCCACCAAAGGGTTCATCAACCTCATGGAGTCCCGCCGCACCGAGCGCATGTGGGACTTGGCGGAACTGATCGAGGAACGCGGCTGGGCGACGCCGACGAGTGCGACCGACCGCCTCTACCCGTACGGCATCCCGTACTACATCAACTTCCTGGACAACGGCTCCAGCACCGGCGGCTTCCACGGGAAGACGATCCGCTATCAGGGCGGCACCACGGGCACGATCTGTGCCGGCATCGACGCCGCGACCGAGGAGAAGTGGCGGAACTACGCCGACGTGTACACGAAGGTCGATAACAGCCTGCTCCGCAAGCTGCGCTCGGCCGTGCGTCGCACCCGCTTCCGCCCCGCTCCGTTCGTGCCGCAGAACGGGCAGGATAAGCCGGGCCCGAAGATCGAGTTGTACTCCAACGACGCGATCGTGACGGAGATGGAAGACCTTGCCGACAAGAGGGACGACAACAACGCCCCGCAGGACTTGGCCGGCAAGATGCTGCACAGCTACGAGGGTGCGGTGTACTTCAACCGCATGCCGCTCCGGTACGTCCCGCAGTTGGACGGGCAGACGGTCGTGGACGGCGGCGGCAACACCTTCTCGCCTGATGCGATCTACTGCGCCGACTGGAGCAAGATGCAGCCGGTCGTGCAGGATGGTTACTGGATGGAGGAAAGCAAGCCGATGGTGGATCGTGGTCAGCACACCACGTTCACCGTGTTCCTGGACGGCTCGCACAACAACCTCTGCACGAACCGCCGGACGGTGGGCTTCGTGCTGCACAAGCTGATTCCCGCCGCCTAAACGCGGCTGACGGTTACGGCGGGGCCGAGCGGTAATCGGCCCCGCTTCTCGCATCGGGCGGGTGCCTGATGGAGAGACTTCTGAAGTGAGGAGAGTGACAAGATGGGTTACGGACAGATTGGTTTTTCGCAGGTGGGCGACAGCAATCAGCCCTCCCCGAGCATCTGGGGCGATTGCCCTAACACGCTGCTCCAGGACAAGGGCCTCGGTTACTTCGCCCATGTGGATTTTCTGGGTGCCCCCACGGGCGTCCTCGCCACTGCACTAGACGCGACGACGTGCAGCTTCGGCGGCGGCTTGAAGATCAGTTGTGACACGGACACCGTGCTCGCGATGAAGGCTGCCGAACAGGGCGGCTATCTGGACATCGAGACGGACGGTGACGACAACGACGCCGCTGCCCTGTTCAGCCAGCCCTTCGGCTCCATCGTGAAGAACAGCGGCAAGAAGCTGTGGTTCGAGGCCCGCCTTGAACTCGGTGCGATCGGCGATCAGGGCGTGTTCGTCGGGCTTGTCGAGGAAGCCGGGGCGACGCTCGATGTGATCGCCGACAATGCCGGTGCCGATGGTGTCGTGGGCAAATCCCTGATCGGGTTCGTGTGCGACAACGGCGACACCGATGCGTTCGACGCGATCTACCGCAAGGACGCGGGCGCTGTTGTCGATGTCCTGAACGACGTGACGAACGCGACCGCGATCCCCAGCGACGAGCGTGCCGCCGTCGCTCGGGATACCGAAGTCAAGCTCGGCCTTCGCTTCGACGGTCGGGACAAGCTGACGTGGTACGTCAACGGCACCCCCGTCGCCCATCGGATCGTTGATGGCACGATCGACCAGAGCAAGAACTACTGTGCGATCGTCGGCATCAAGACGGGTGCCGCCGCCGCTCAGTCGATCGCCGTGGATTGGGTGCGGTTCGCCGCTCAGGTCCGCAGCTAAGCCCCGAAATCCGTGAGAAAACCGGCCCCCTTCTCCTGACACGGAGGAGGGGGCTATCTGCGTGAAAGGCACCCCATGTCCGAGCCGACCAGCACCCTCACCTTCGCTGACCTGATCCTCGAAGTCGCTCACAAGCTGGGCATCGCCTACTACGGGGCGGACGGCGACGAGGCGGCACAGGTGCCGGTGGACGCCCACGATCTCGATGAGTGCAAGCGGATCGTGAACAACGCGATCCGCATGTTCATCAGCGACGCCCCGCAGCCGAACGGCTGGCGTTGGCTCCGTCCGATCGCGACCGTAACGCTGTGGACCACGATCCCAGCGGATGTGACAAATACCATCACGGCGGTCTATGACGCGGGGACGGGGAAGACGACCCTGACGGCGGTGCGTGAGTCGTTCTATCCGTCGATGGAACTCAAGTCGATCGTGCTCACCGACACAGGCACGTTCACCATTTCTGATTACGTGTCGGCGACGCAGATCAAGGTCTCTGGCAACGCCGCTGCGGCGAACGGCAAGACCTGGAGCATCGAGACGGACGGCAACTACACGCTGCCCCAGACCTTCGGCGGCCAGTACAGCGGCGACATCACCTTCATCGCGGGCACGCGACGCGGCACCGGACTGGACTGGACCGATGAGTCCGTGATCCGCAAATGGCGGCAGAACATCACCGACCATTCCGGCACGCCGTTCCTGGTTGCGGTTCGCCCGATGACGACGGGTACGCCTCGGCGTCGTTGGGAGCTGCTCATGTGGCCGAAGCCGATCGAAGTGCTGCACGTCGAGTTTCCGTACACCCTGCACTTCGATTCGCTCGTCAACCTGACTGACGTTCACCCGGCACCGTTCGGCTTCGACGAGGCGGTCAAGGCCGCGTGCCTTGCTGTCGCCGAGAAGGAGAAGAACGACACGCTCGGCGTGGACTGGCAATACTACCGGGAAGTGGCCCTTCCCAACGCTTATCGTGTGGACGCGATGAGTGCTCCGAAAAAGCTGGGGTACTTTGGCAATCCGGGTCCGGTCAAAGCATCGGAGGCGATTCGGTATTTCCGCAATCGCCTCTACCAGCGTCCGAGTGTGACCCTCAACGGGTGATTCGAATCTCCGAGTCCCCAAGCAAGGAGAGTGAGAGATGAAGTTCAGTCTGAACAACTTCCTGTATGCCATCAAGCAGATTGTGACCGGCGACAAGGCGGAGGATGGCGGCTTCCTGAAGAAAGACGAGGGTATCTCCCTCGCGACGTTGCGGCCGGTTCTGAACCTGTCCGCGATCAAGGACAACACGGGCGGCGTGGTTTCCACCACGATCGCCAACACCGCCGGATCCGCCCCGACCACGGCGGAGTTCGAGAACGCCATCGCTTCGATCGTGGCTCAGTTGAACACGATCGTCAATCACCTGTCCGGCACCGCGAGCGAGACGAACGCTCGGGTGCTCCAGGTGGAGAATGGCGTGGACACGATCGGCAACATCCGGTACGTCGTGCCCCGCGACTACGACGAGGCGGTGGACTCGCTGAAGCTCCGCGTGCTGGCCTCGGTGCTCGGCGTGGCGACGGACGGTGACGTGCAGCTTGACGCGGAAGTCTACGTCAAGAAAGCCGGTGTCGCACTGTCGGCGGACAAGAACCCTGATAAGCCGGCGACGGTGTTGGCAGTGGCGGAGCAGTGGGTGGAGTTCGACCTGTCCGGCTATGGGCTCAAACGCGACGACATCGTGTACATCAAGCTCATCACCGATGGGCACAACGACACGGTCGGCGAGGAAGTCCAGGTTCACGATCTGGAGCTTGTCTACCGCAGCACGCTCGTCAGCTACAACGAGAACGACTCCAGCGGGAACGGTCTCCGCTAACTCAGGATCGGACTCCCTAACGGGAGTCCGACCCCTTTCCTTATGGCAAAGCAAAACGCCAAGTATCAGTTCCCGATCAAGGGCGTCGTCAAGACGATGGGCTTCGAGGACCATCCAGCCGACGCGATGGTGGACGCCCTGAACGTGATGCCGTGGGATCGCTCTGGCCGGCTCCGCCTCTGCCAGCGAACCGGCACGTCGAAGCTGTACGCTGATCCGGTCGGGACTGGCGGCGTGAAAGCCATGATGCAGGTGACGCTCGGCTCTCAGCCGCAGTACGGCCGCACCGTGGAGTCGATCGTGAATCCGCTCCCGGAAGTCTGGGCGGAGCACTTCGTCGGCTGGGTGATTTACGTGGGCGACGGCATGTGGGCGTTGGCTCGGCCCGGCCTTTGGCTGCCGAGTGCGAACGGCTACGGCGACGCCTTGGCCCAGATCGGCATTGGCTCTGGCTTCGTGCCGAGCGAAGTGGCTGGCGGACCTGATGGCGATGCGTTCCTTCGCATCACGCCCGGCCCCGCAAATCCTGGTGATGCCCAGAGCCGATCGCTGGCCCTCGGCGTCCAGGAAGTCGTGACGCCCGCCGACCACACGGCCTTTGTCTGGATGAATATGGACGCGGCCCCGGCCGGCACGACGGTCTATCTGTCGGCCCGGTACAAGCCGACGTACCTTGATTACTCGCGGCTGGCCGGCATGATCCATCTCGCCATCACGGATCGCACGACCGTTCGTGTGATCTTCGGCAACCCCGATTCCGGGCTGGTGTTGTTTACGAATGTGTGCGCACTGGCGGGCTGGGTCAAACTTCGCATCGACACAATCCCGGTGGACGGCACCGCGACCAGTGAGCAGCGTATCCACCACTTCTACATCAACGACGTGCGGATTTTCTCCGTGCAGACTGCGACTGCCGCCGGGCCGGAATACGACACCAGCGATTGGGAGTTCACGCAGCACACCTTCGGCGTCGCGTTCACCACGCTCAGCGGCTACGTCGATTTCGATTGGGCCGCCGGCTACGAGATGGACGTTGCCGATTCGGTCGTAGGGCTGAAACGTGACAACAAGATCGTGTATGGCGTCGGCGGGGACGTGGCACTCGGCGACCTGAACAGTGTGACGACTTCCACGGCGGGCTCTGCCAAGTTGGATGTCATGGCTCCCTTCGTATCCGTCGCATCGTCTTCGCTGAAGGCGTACATCGTCGATGGAACGAACACGAAAGTCCTGGACCTGAAGACGAACACCCTGAGTGACTTGACCGCGACGGCGGGTGTGCTTCCGACGCGGTGCAAGCTCGCATGCATGTACCGGGACAGGCTCGTGCTCGCCGCTCCCGAGGGCGAGGAGCATTGCTTCTTCTTTAGTCGCGTTGGGCATCATACGGACTTCGACTACACGATCTTGAACGATCCGGCCGCCGCCTTCGAGGGCAATGCCAGCACGGCAGGCCATATCGGCGACCCGATTGTTGCCCTGATCCCGCTGTCGGACGATCAACTGCTGATTTCTTGCGATCACCAATTGTGGATCGTTCGAGGCGACCCGGCAGATGGAGGCAGCATCGACCTTCTCGCTGATGTCGGTGTGCTGGGTGCCTCGGCGTGGTGCAAAGACCCCAACGGCGTCGTGTACTTCGTCGGCACCGGCGGCCTGTATCGCATGATCCCCGGCGTCCGACCCGAGTGCCTAAGCAACGACAAATGGAATGAGTTCTTTAGCCGAATCGATCGCACCCGGAACGCGGTCTTGATGGCGTGGGACTTGGATGGGCAGGGGGCGTACATCTTCGTGACACCCTACGCCAGCGGCCCGAGCACAGCCCTTTGGTTCGACGGGCGGCTCTCGGCCGGAGACGCCCGTTGCAGCCTATGGCCCATCGCGATTCCCGCGAACCACGGGCCGCTGTCTGTGCTGGTATACGACGGCGATGGTGCCACTGATCGCCGCATCCTGCTCGGCGGCCGGGACGGCTGCGTTCGCGGTCTTTCGCATGTGGCGAAGACTGACGACGGCGAGACAGTTTCCAGCTACGCGATTCTCGGGCCGTACACCCTCGGCGAAGTCGAGGCGGTCATGGAGTGGATCGACGTTGTGATGAGCCGGCCGATCGGAAGTGACGCCGCCTCTGATACGCACATGCTGCTACAGGTGCTCTCCGGCCAGAGTGCGGAGCAGGCGATGGCGGCCCCCTACCTGACGCGGAGCAAGACAATCTCCACGACGGGCCGGCAGGGTCGCTGGCTGAACCGCACTCGCGGCGTGACGTTTTTCCTGAAGGTGTCGAATTCCGTCGCCGGAAAAACCTTCGCGGTTGAGAAAGTGGACTTCGGCCTGTCGAGTTGCGGCATTGTGCGGAGGCGGTAATGGGACACCTGGATCGAAATGCCGCTTCCCTGGATCGCCTCCGCCGCAATCAGCAGCGGATGCGGGCGGGTGGGGCCACGAGCGACGTGCGGGTCGCACTGCCGCTCAGGAATGACGGCTCACAGATTCGGCTCGACTTCGTGCAGGAAACCCCGGCTGGCACGATTGACGGCACGAACGCCGCCTTCGTGCTGACAGACGCCCCGGTCGCCGGGACTCTGATGGTGTTCGTGAACGGGCTGCTGATGACAGGGGACGGCAACGACTACACGCTGGCGGCCAAGACCGTAACGTTCGTCGCGGGTGCGGTCCCGGAGACGGGCGACATGATCCGTGTGGCTTACGTGAAGTAGGAGGACGACGGTGGGTGTTACGAACATTTGCACTCGGCTGATCCGCGATCTCGCTGTCACGACAGCGAAGCTCGCTAATGCGGCCGTCACGCTGGCCAAGCTCGGGGCACTGACGACGAAGGGCGACTTGCTCACGCACGACGGTTCGGGTCATCAGCGACTCGGCGTCGGCACAGACGGGCAGTTGCTCGTCGCCGACAGTGCCTCTGCAAACGGCGTTAAATGGGCTGATCCTTCAGCCGGCGGCGGGTTGACAAGCTCGAACTTCGTGATCGGCGAAACGCCATCGGGAACAATCGACGGCTCCAATACGAACTTCACGCTCGCGAACACGCCGACCGCTGGCACCGAGCGTGTGTTCGTGAACGGCGTGCGAATGCGATCGGGGGCCGGGAACGACTACACGATCAGCGGCGGCACGATCACGTTCCTCACCGGAGCCATTCCGCAGACTGACGACGTGATCCTTGTGGATTACATGAAGTAGGAGCCCCGATGGGCGTCACGCATATTAAAGGTCAACAGGTTCTCGACGGCACGATCAACACGAATGATCTTGCCGATGGTGCCGTTACGCACGCCAAGCTTAACGCGGACGTGCCGAATACGACTGAGGGAATGCACCTGGATACGAGCGGGTTGGGGGTGACGCTCTACAGTCCGACAACCAAAGCGTCGGGATTGGTGTTCGACGCGTCAAACGGCGGCTTGAGGATTTACCTCCAGGATACCTCTCGCGGCTTGTTCCTTTCTTCCACGACGGGGCTCCAGGTGCAATGCCTGAGTACGGGAGGTTTGACCCTCGCTGCTGGCGGCGTTCAGATCAAGCTCGACGGTACAAGCCTGTCCACGTCCGCGAATGGGGCGAAGGTCGCCTTGCTGGCCGGCGGCGGCATCACCACGGGCACGGGCGGCCTGCGACTGCCCCTCACCGCGAAGGGTCAGCTTCTCACGCACAACGGCACCGACCACATCGTCCTCGCCGCCGGTGCGGACGGCACGCTGCTTCGGCGGTATGATACGGCGGCCTCGGGGCTGTCTTGGGACAAGGTATACCTTGCCGACCTTGGCGTCTTCTCGGGCAAGGGCCAGTTGCTCACGAACAACGGGGCCATCAACACCACTTTGGCTCCGGGATCAGACGGACAGGTCTTGGAGTCGCGGGCCTCTGCGGCGGCGGGCATTGCGTGGGCGGATCGGACCCGCGTGTTGGACGCTGCCGCTACAGCGTACGGGCCAATCACGGCGGTCAGTACGTACACGGATTTCGGATGGAACGGCAATTCGATCCCCTCGGCGTGGTGGGCGATCGGACGAGCAGTGCGGATAACGGCTTGGGGGGTTTACTCCTGCCCCGCCGCCGCGAATCAATTCATGTTCGTGCAATTCCGCATAGGAAGCTATGCGGCCGGTCTTGGGGGCGGAGTGCTGCTCCCGGCCAGCGGTGCGACTAACTTCCCGTGGCGTGCGAGCTTTATCGCCGTGTGCCGATCCGTGGGGACTAGCGGCGAGATTAACGCCGCCGTCGATGCGGATGCTTTTGCAGGCGGCCGGCAATTAGGTGCGGTCGCGATCACAGGTTTCGACACAACTTCCGGCTGGGTGCCGACAGTCTGGGGATATCTCGCGCAGGCCAGTTGCTCGATGACGATGACGGGGGCTTTGATCGAACTTCTGAGTTAAGGAGTATGAACGATGCTGGGGATAGACACGATCTTGAACAACGTGGCCGAAACGATCGACAACGCGGCGGAGTGGGCCGGTGGCGGCGGGAGCGCACAGCCTTCAAGCGGGCCTACGTTTTACTCGTTACCGCAGGAGCAGGGGCAGCAGCCACAACGACAACAGCAGCAGAGTGGTGGAGGCGGAACGGGTGACGTGTTTGATATATTACGAGCCGGAGGTCATGTCGGCCGCTTGTCCAAAGACCCTATTGTAACTAACCCGTACGCGATGAAGGTGACTGGAGTCGGCGGAAACGTGAACAACCTGATCGGTCAGTTCATGGACGCCTACAACAAGTCGAATCAGGACAGCCTTGCTCAGTACAAGAATCTGCTCGCGTCCGTGAACCGGACGAAGGCAGACGTGGGCGGGCTGTTCCGCAAGGCGTTCGGCCAGTTGAAAGGCTACGGCAAGTCCGCCATGCAGGACATCGCCGACCAGCAGGTGACGCAGACGGGGCAGGCGATGCAGGATGCGATCTCGCGCGGCCTGAGCAACACGAGCCTCGCCATGAATGCCCTCCGTGGGGCGTCCCTCGACGCCGACAAGAAGCGGCTGCTCCTGCGAGACCAGATCGCCGGGCAGAAGTCGAATCTGCTGACGCAGCAGGCCGGAATGAACTTCAACCTCGGCAACCTGATGGCGGACTCGATCCTATCCCGCCAGAATCAGGGGCCGGACATGGGCCTGTACATGCAACTGATTCAGCAGTTGGCGGCGTCTCAAGCGGGGCAGAGTAGCGTCGGCGGTCTCGTTGGGAGGTAATCAATGCCGGCACCTGTTCCTATTCAAATCCGGTACGGTCCTGCGGGGCTGGCCCTCCAGGCGGCTGCCTCGGCGGCCTATAACCAGCAGGCGAGCATTGACGCGGATCGGCAGCGGGCGATGGACATGCAGTTCCTCAATAGTGAATTGAACCGCCGGGAGCGTATGGCGGAGTTCGCCGCCCAGAACGAACAGGAGCTACGCAAGCTCCAGATGGCCGAGGAATTTCAGCGGCAGCAGGCCGAGGCGAACAGGCAGCAGCAGCAGCAGCAGCCGTTGTACTTCACGGGCAATGGGGTCGGTGACTCACTCCAGAAGATGAAGGCGGCCCTCGCCCAGCAGGCCGAGGCCGCTGGAGTCACGGGGCCGCAGTTGGACCTGATTAAGCAGGTTGCGGCTGATCCCAAGGCGGATATCAACACCCTGCATTCGGTGACAACTGACGCCATGCGGCAGGCGCAGCTGTCCAAGTCGATCCAGCAGAACCGCGAAGCCAAGACGCAGTACCTCACCGAGGCCGCCAAGCGGGTTCCCGGTATCGACGTGCAGTTCAAGCCGATGTTGGATGACGACAAGTTCTCCGCTCAGGATTTGCGAGTCGCGATCGACGCAGAAATCAACCGCCGCAATGTCGGCATTCGTACGAAGCTCAGCAAGCAGGAAAGCAATCTCGACGATCAGATCGGCACTGTCCAGCAGCAGATGAAGGCCATCGAGAAGACGCTTCGCGACGCGGGCGTGGACCCGAACGCAAGCTCCGCCAAGCTCAACCCGCAAGTCGCCGATCTTAGCGGCACCACTCGCGGGCTCGGCTTCTGGGGCAACATCAAGGATGCGATGCCGTTCCTGAGCGGCAACCCCGTGTCGGGCGGCGATCCGGGCTTGATGGAGTCCCTGATTGCGTACTGGAGAGCGAAGCGGCAACTCGACGCTCTGATGAAGCAGCGTGAAGCCGTGGTCGATCAGTTTGTGGCCGCGGACGCGGCGATGTCTCCGACCCCTGCTCCTGCTGGTGTTGTTACCCTGAACGGGCAGACCCGCACGGCGGCTCCGGCGAACAACGATCCTCTCGGTATCCGGTAAACCATGCCTACCTTTGAAGAAGCACAACAGAGTCTCCAGCGTGTCCGCGTGGAGTATCCGCAGTATGCGGACATGGACGATACGACGCTCGCGACGCGACTGTCTCAGAAGTACCCGGAATACGGCGACATCGCTCAGGCGATCGCCAGCCGCCCGGCCCGGCGGGACGTGCCGATGGCCGAGCAGCAGATTCCGGGCGTGAGCCGCATCTTCGAGGGCATGGAGCCCGAGGCGTATTCCGGGCTCCTGAAGACCGGCATCACCCCCGGCACCGCCATGCATTTCGCCGCCGCTCACATCGAGCATGAGAACGCGATCCGTGCTCAGAACGGCGCGGCCCCGGTGTCGCCAGGCGAGCAGCTTGCGATTGAGGACATCTATAAGCAAGCCGCCGGACGCGGTGATCTCAGTAGCCACGACTTCTACCCGGAAGTTCGGCAAGAGCGGCTGGCGGCCCGCGATAAGACGGTGGGCGGGAGACTGACAAATTTCGCGGTCGGCGCTGTGGACACCTTGGCAGCCCAGCCCATCAACGCGATGCTCAGTACCGTGGCCCCGGAGACAGCCCGCGATCTGCGGCGCGAAACGGAAATGGGCCTAGGCGTTGACCCGAAAAGCTGGTCAGGGTGGTCTGGGCACATGACCGGCAACCTCGCCAAGCTGGCTATCCTTCAAGGCGCAGGCACCCTCCCGATGACAGCGGAGTTCGCGGTTGAAGGGTTTGGCGGCTCCCGCGCGGAGACCCAACAGCTTCGCGAGGAAGGCAAGGTTATCTCTGGTTGGAATGACATCAAGACGGCGGCGGAGAGAGCGGCGGTACAAGCCGGTGTCGGTCTGATTCAGAACAAGATTTTCGGGGGGTCGCAGGCGTTCGGCAGGAAGCTCGTCGAGGACGCGGCGGTCTCGGGCGGTCAAACGCTGGCTGATAACTGGCTGGCCCAGAACATCGACCCGACCCGCAAGCTGAGCCAGGGCGTCGTTGAAGCCGTGGCAACGTCTCCGCTGTTCACCGCTGTCGGCCACGCTGTCGGAGTGAATGAGAGAAACCAGAAGATCAGGGAAGACAAGGTTCGCACGGCCAAAGAGATACTGCGCGAGATGGACGCGCGGGCCGCCAGTAACGAGACCATGGTCGCGGCCCGCGACGTGCGGCTCGGGGATGCGAGGGTGGAGGGGGAGACCGGAGTAAAATTAGAAGGAGTTTCAACGGATGCTGAAACCGCCCACCGGTTTGGTGAAAAGCCAACGGGGCTTTTCACCAAACCGGTGGGCGACGCGATCGGATTCGACGATTCAGGATTACCGCACTCCTTGGAAGACAGGGCGTCGGATAACGGGTTCGTGGCGGCATGGAAAGACAAAAACACCGGAGAGATTTTCACCGGGGAGACGCACGACAAGGCCATTCCCGACAAATACTTGGACGCCCAAGGATTCCCTGACGAATCGCGGCTCGATCAGCTAATCGACGGCTTTGTCAAGGACGGCAGGTTCCTTACCCGGGAAGAAACAAGCGCGGCGTTAAAGCAGAGTAAGCCGGTCAAAGACTTGACAGAGGCTCAGGTCAACATCCCCGACCCCGCACGGCAGGCCGCCGTCGAGCGGCTGAAGGGCCTCGGGATCAAGACCCTGAGCGGCGAATGGTCGAAGGGCGAGAAGGTTCCGCTCGAAGACGCCCCGACGGAAAAGGTGCTGCGGGCCGAGCAAGTCGCCCGCGAGAAGGGTTTGCTGAAGGGCGGGGATCACGTCCAGGGCAAGCAGGATCAGGTGCAAGTCACGCAGCCAGGCGAGCCTGCGGGGCCGGAAGGCCGACGTAAGGTTCTCCCTGATCTGCCAGGAGACCACGGGAAGTGGAAGTATCAAGCCCTGAAAGACTGGGCGGAAGCGAACGGCTACGAGACGAAGGGCATCAAGGGTCGCGCGCATTTGCTGACAGCGATCGAGGCTCAACAAGCTAAGGCCCGTATCGACAAACTTTCCCGCAACAACGTCACGGGCGGGTTGAACGCCGTGCTGTTCCAAGAGGGGTCGGAATCCCTACAGAAGCACTCCGACGAAACGGGAAAGCCGCATTCAATGATCGTGTTCGACGCGGCGAACCTGAAAACGTACAACGACAAACTCGGCGAACAGGCCGGCGACGACTATCTACGTCGAGTGATGCAGGCCGTCGAAGGGGGGACGCGCGTCGGCGACAGCAAGCGAGCCGGCGACGCCTATCACTATGGCGGCGACGAATTCGCGATCCTGCTCCCTAATACCGACGCGGCGGGGGCGAAGATCGTGCGGGATCGAATCGAAAAAGCATTCGGGAAGCATGAGATCGTTCACGGCGTCAGCGATTTCCTCGTAGGTGGAGTGGCTGAGTACAAGCCCGGCAGCGGCGAGGGGTACGAGGCCATGAAGAACCGGGCGTCCGTCGAAATGAAGGCTCGGAAGTTGGCCATGAAGAAAGCGATGGGGGAGGCCACGACACGCGAGGAAGCGGAGCGGCGGCTGAAGGATGCAGGCAAAGCCGCCCCCTTGGAGGAAAGCAAGCTAGGACTTGAACGGGCGGACGTGAAGGGCAACCTTGATCCCCGCGTGCTGGAGGTAGCGGAGAACGTGCGAGCCACTACGCCGAGCGATGGGCTGGAGGGCTTGAAGGCTGACCTGAAGGGCGTGCATGAGACTGCCTACAAGTCGCCCCCAATCATGGGGACGTACAACAAGTATCCCCGTCGTCGGTTCGAGGGCTTCGAGGATTGGGTTACGGGTATCGGCGACCGGATGTACGAGATCGCCCCCAGCGTCTTCGACCGCATGAAGCGAATGGACTTTCAGACGGGTGTTCGCCAGCAAGAGGTAGCTAAGAGTCTGGCGGAGCACGTACAGAATCTCTATGACGCCGTAGGGGGGAAGAAGTCGCAGAAGTACCAGGAACTCGCCCTCGCTCTCTACAACATGGACCGGGCTGCCGCCGACAGACTCGTCGGCCCTGGGCACCGGGCGGACTTGGATGCCGCGTATGCGAGTTTCCGAGACAGGATCAACGAAGCGAAAGCCGCAGGCGTGAAGGTCGGTGATTTGGGCGAGAACTACTGGCACCGCCGGGCCAGGGATTACGAGTCGTTGAGGAAGCTGCTGGGCAACAATATGGGGGTGTTCGAGGAAGCGTGGAAAGTCGCCGAGGAATCGTTGGGGCGGCCCCTCCGCGACAGCGAGAAGTACCAAGTTGCAGTCACATACATGGAAGGCCGCGGCCCGCGCAAAGCCGGCGAGTCGGGGCTTACGTTTCAGAAGGAACGTAAGATCGACCTGATCACGAAGGAGATGCTTCCGCTGTACGCTGATCCGTTCGACAGTCTGCTGCGGTACAACAATGAGATGATCGCCGCGACGGAGCGAGCGAAGTTCCTCGGCAAGAACCACGATCCCGCGAACCTAAAGGATTCGGTGGGCCGGATCATCACGGAGGAGATCGCCGCCGGGCGCATGGACCCGGAGGCCCAGCGGGAAGTGAACGGACTGCTGCGGTCCCGGCTCACCGGCGAGATGCTGGGCATGACGCCGGGGTTCAGGGCGGCCAAGCAGAGTATCCTGCTCACGTCGCTGGTCCGCGTAACCAGCGCCCTCGCCCAGATCAAGGACGTGGGAATCTCCGCTTACGCACACGGAATAGGGAATACGGCGAAGGCTTTGTTCGGGCCGCGAGACCAGAAGATTTACACGGAGGAGCTAGGATTCCACGGGCACGGCGAAGAATTCAAGGATGTCGGTCGGCTCGCAAAGACATTGGATCGCGGTTTGAAGGCCGTCGGATTCACCCGCATCGATCGTCTCGGCAAGGAGACGTTCATCAACGCCGCGAGGATGGACTTCCAGAACGCGGCGAAGCACCCGGAGGGCAGCAGATACGCCAAAATCCGCCGGGATTGGGAGCCGGTTCTGGGTGCGGAGCGGTTCAAGGAAACGATGGCCGATCTGGCAAAGGGCGACTTCCGCTCCGAGGATGTCCGCTACATGCTCAACGTGGACATCTGCAAAGTCCAACCTATGACGCTTACGGAGATGCCCAAACAGTATCTCGACATGCGGAACGGCCGGCTGTTGTATACCCTGAAGTCGTTCACGCTCCGGCAGTTCAACTACTTCCGCAATGAAACGTTTCGGAAGATGGCGACGCCGGGACAGCGGGTGGAAGGCGTCCGCAACCTCGCCCGGTTCACAGCGATCGTCGGGGCGGCTAACTTCGGCGTAGACCTTCTCCGTGATTGGATCAGGGGCAAGCGTATCTCGATAGACCAGATTCCCGATCGGGCGATTGACGCGGTGTTGGGCATTATCGGGGTCAACAAGTTCTTGGGCAAGGGTCTTTGGGAAGACCCGGTAGAGGGTCTGATGAAGATCATCGCTCCGCCGGCGGGAATCTTCAAGGCCGTGTGGCGGGACGCGACGGGCCAGGGCCACGGGGAAACCTTGCAGTACACCCCCGGCTTCGGGGACTTCGGATACTACCGCCTCGGTCACGGTGCCACGCTGAACGAACAGGAGGCGAGGCAGGACTACAACAGCAGGCTCCGCAAGCTGCACACACAGGCGGCGGCGGCCAAGAATTCAGGCGACACCGCAACCGCTCGCTCGCTGATGAACGTCTATAACGAGAGCCTGAAGGAGACCCCCACAGGCGCGAAGCGGCGGAAGCCGTTGACGTTCCGTGACCTCGACTATCCGCCCATGGACAGCGGAGAGCGGGAGGACAAGAAGAAGGCAAACGAGGCGGCCCTTGAAGCCGTGAGAAGCGGCGACTTGGAAG